TCTCGACCTGATCCTCGACCGAGTTCGGCTTGTACTGGAGCTGGTTGAAGAGCTCAGGGATGTTGACGATGCCGCGGGTGGTCGAGGTCGTCATGTTCGCCGGCCCAGACACGATGATGCGATGGATGGACTCCGGGAAGGCGTCCTCGTGCGATACGGGAGAGGCGGTGACGCGGCGCATGATGTCTGCGCCGATTGGAAGCACGGAGACGCGCCTGCGAAGCTCATCCTTGCCGATGTAGTAGGCATGGACGAACGCTTCCTGGCGCTTGAGATCCGGCACGCTCTCGTTTAGCACGCCGAAGTTGTGCGGCTCTACGATGTACGGGGAGAAACGGAACGGAGAGTCCTTCGGCTTGCGCGGATTGAGCTTGATGAAGCTCGAGTTCCACACGAGGGCGAGCGTGAGAGCCTGCTTGTAGGCTGCGGCGACGCCGTGCCCGTGGAAGTACTTGTTCAGGCGCTTGCCGATCAACTCCGCCTGCTTGTAGACCAGATCCTCGACGTTATCGACCGCGACATCGAACTCCACCGTCGCCTGCGAATAGAGGTAGGAGGTGAGCAAATCGATGTGGGGGTAGATCTTGCCGTATGGCGACTGCTGGCCGTCCTGCGCGCCGAACAGGAAGTAGTGGTAGAGCCCCTGGTACATCTGCACGCGCTCGCGGCGCGTGGTCATGCACTTATCGACAAGCGATGAGGCGAATCCGTCTAGATCGCGCTCTTCAATGTGCATCTAGCGCCTCTCGGGCACCTTGGCCCAGTTGCGCGGGCCGCCAGCGCCTTGCAGGGCAGGCAGTACAGACGAGAATCCGTCCGCATTGCCACCCAGTTTCGCGTGGGCCTGTGCGATCTGCGGGTTCGGCGCAGCGAATTGCGGTGCCGCTGGGCCGCTCGGAGCCTTCCGTACAGGCGCTCCGTCCTTGTTCGACATGTCCGATAGCCCGTAGTCGGCCGCTAGCTGCTTCACCGTTTCGTCCTTGAAGGACGTGCCCTGTGACTTGATGCCCGGAGGCGTCAGGAACGCGCGCTCTGGCTCATCCGCGGTGCAATGTGGGCAGACTGGATCGGTGTCGCTCGACTCGAAGAACGTCTCGCAATCGAGGCATTTCCATTCTTTCAAAATCATGGGCGCAGTTCATGGTCTGCGCTTAAATTTGTCTAGGAGGTGAGGTGCCCATTCGATGGGGTCAGCTTGGGTCTTTCGCACGAGGCTCATGAAGCGCTGCATGGCCTTCTGGCCCTCTGGAATAGGCACAGCATCGACGACCATCCACAGGCGCCCGCCGTCATAGGTCTTGATTTTCCCGGCGGCGCACACGGTTTTGCCCACGAACACGTCAGGGGGCATGTCGCCCCCTGCCCAGTGCACGCGCATGTCGGCGGTACGCGTCTTTATGAGGCTATATGAACCGGCTTTTGCCCACTGCACCCGGCCGAAGAACACGACGAGACTCTCTGTTCGCAGCGCCCACCGAGGCTCCTCGCGCTCTTGCATAGTCCTTGCATTTCCAGTAGTTGAGGCCATCTGGGAATCTCATCCTCGCTCCGGTGTCGCGCTCGATACGCTCCTTGAGGAGCTGCTTCAAGCGATAGTCCATCGCCGCGGCGTGGCGCTTCTGGCGGTCCACCGACCAGCTCTGCACGGTAAGGATGTGTATGGACTTCGCCTGGAACTCGCGGTACAGCTCGCGGTCGAGTTGCTCGATCCGGTAGAGAAGGTCCGAATCCTTCTTGTGTACATGCAGGTGCGTTGCATCGAGGTAGGCGTCCAGCCTGCGCAGCACCGGCTCTGTCGCCTCGAGCTTGAGCGCGGTGATGATCTGCTCCTTCGAGCAGCGCGAGTCCTCCGCCATCTTCGAGTACGGCATGCGCTTCAAGTCGCGCAGCTTCAGGAGTTCGGTCTTGATTTCGCCTTGTGTTCTCATCACGGGTTCACCTTGATCCCGGCGTGGCGCAGATAGTTCATCACTCCGCGCTGCAATTGGTGGACGCTACCTCCGGTCTGCATCTGTGCGCGCGCCTGCTCAACCGCATACGTGCGCCGCTGCGAGACGAGATGCCCTTTGATCGACTGAATCCAGATCCAGTGCGCTAGCGCGGCGGCGATCACACGATCATCCTTACCGCGCCCGGAGGCCGCAATCGAGCCCTCGTCGTTCACCACCGTGCGCATCTCGTTGATGAGCTCGGTGGACTTCACCTCCATGCGCCCCACCTCGAACGAATCCTTGTACGAATTCAGGATGGCGCGCTTGTTGTACTCGTTCATCGACGTGTGCATGGCCTTGCCGGGGCCCGTGTAGGACGAATCCGGGCGCATCCAGAAGTAGTGGCGGATCGCCGGCAGCACGTCCTGCAGCGTGCGATGCTCGCTCACCGGAATCTGCGCCGCGGCGCGCTGCAGGTGCGTCATCTCCGTTATCACGGCGCCACCGGGTCCGGTGATCTCGAGGTTCAGCCAGAGATTGCGATAGGCGCCGCCAAGGTGCGCGATGATCCACGCGAACTGGTACGTGGTGATGTCGGCCGTGCAGTACTCTGCCACCTGGTTAAGACGGTCGGCATAGCAGCGGAACACACTCGCCGCAAAACGATCTGCATTGTCGGAAGATCCATAGGCTGGGTCCGCGCCCATGACATAGATGCCGTCCGGCTTCGGCTCCTCCCAGATCTTGAGTTCGCCATTCTGCGCGTTCGTGCGGTGGCACTGCGTAAACTGAAATTCCGAGCCCGTAACGTACCGATAGGAGTCATAGCGGTCCTTGCGCGTCTGGAGGTATACCTGCGTGATCCTCTCGCCGGTGAAGAACTGGGAGCCTGCCACCACGAAGGCGTCATCCTCTGTAGGCGGGTACTCCTGCCTCATGAGTAGCTCGTCGCCCTTCTTCTGCTCCGATAGATGCCATCGGTGCCACGCGATCTGGTTCGGCGTGATGTCGAAGTCGTAGTACTGCTTGACCTTGCGCACCCACTGGCGCTCGCTTCCCGATAGTTGCGCCGCCGAAGCCCAGTAGACCTGGTATTCCTTGTCCTCCTCGTTGAAGGCGTACTCTTCCTTCCTCCACCAGCCGATGAAGATGGCCTTTTGGCGGATGGCGCGCTTCGCGGTCTGCCACATGTCGTACCAGGCATTGAAGCCGTTCGCCGTGGACTCGAAGATGTAGAGCCGGTTCGGGTTCTTCTCCGCAAGGGACGACGACAGTGTGTCGAGGCCGTCCTGGTCGGCGTAAAAGCCGCACTCCGTCGCATGCAGGAAGTTGAGGGCCTTCGCGCGGCCGAGCGTCTCGTTCGAGGTCCGCGTACCGGCAACAAGGTACTGGAAGTCGCTGCGATTCCTGAACACCATCTGGTAGCGGTTATGCGCCTTTAGCGGCACTTTCATCTGCCGCGGCAGCTTCTTGTGGTAGCGGTCAAGCGTGTCGCGGAACTTCTCCTTGTTCGAGTCATTGTCGAAGAGGATGCCGCCCTGCAGGCCAGGATGCTGGAAGCCCCAGAAGAGGTCGAGCGCGATCGAGACGGTGGTGATGCCGAGCTGGCGACCCTTCAGGATCACGAACTGCCGGATACCACGCTCCAACCCCTCGCTAACCTGCTCGACGAAGTACTTCTGGCAGCCGTTCAGCTTGAGCGGAACAATGCCCTCCTCCTTCGAGTCGATTGAAAGATTGGCGCACCACTTCTCGAATTTATCTCCCCAGGTCATATTGGTGCCGCGCCCCTGACGGAAAGGGAGGAGGACATCATGGCGCGGCTGCGGTAGTTACCAGCCCACCCACCGCTTGGGCATCATTGCGCGCGCGCAGATCGTCGGCGACACGCTTGAATACGCTGTCCCAGTCGAACACCTTCGGCTGGCGATATAGCCGCACACTCGGATACCACTTCGTGCGCTCACCTGTCATCCCCCAGCGGAAGTCGCATACATGAGGAAGCAGCAGCCACGTCTCTACGCCGAGGAACCCTCCGAGGTGCGCCATCGCGGTGTCCACCGTGATGATGAGGTCGAGATCCTTGACGATGCGCGAAGTGTCGATCCAGTCCTTGCAGCCGTCTATCAGGTACTCGACGAACGGCGGCTGGTTGTCGAAGCGCCC